CCCATGATTAACTCCTTTCAATAAAATTATTTTTTTGGAACAGAAAAATATCTATTGCCATATTTTTTAATTTCAAATCCACGCTCTTGTTCTGCATCAACTGCTTTTTGCCAAGTTTCATGGCTGCGACCTTTTAATATTTTGTAAGACTCTTTTGGTAAATCAAATTCTTTTTTTTCTTTTATGCTTGCTGGAGCTACAGAACCCCAATGACCAGCATTTTCACCAGTTCCATCTGGCCCCATTCCTACCTTACGAGCGGTGGCATAGTCATAACTTTTACCTTCTGGATCAAAATCAAGATCTTTGCTAGTTTGAGCAACTACACCACTCATTTTTAACTCCTTGACATCATAAAAAAATCAGATCCGTCAGCGCCATACTTTTTCATTAAGCCCTCAATCTCAAAACCAAGGGCAAGTCCCCAGCGCACCGCTCTCAAGTCAGCGCATCTTACTGTGATCTGCAAACGATGCAAGTTTCTTGATATCACAATGTAATCAGCGTAGATTTGGGCGGCACGGGTCATGGTTTTCCCATATGTTCTAAGCCTTTCCTCGCAGTTGAGCCACATCTCAGCAACCCCATCCCAGACATCAATAGCACCAAAAATGGCAACAGGCTTGCTTTGTAATATCGCAGTGATAGCATGGCCTTGGTTGGCTTGAGCCTCTATCAACTCAGCCAGCGGTCTATTTCTGGGTAGGGTTTCCTTGATGGATGGATCTATTTGCAGAGTCATGGCATGACCTGCATTGAAGGGAATCCAATTCAGGGGAGAGTTTTTGGGTAAAAGCTCAAAAATATCAAGCGAAGACATCGAAATCTGCGGCTGTGACGGAGGACGCAATAAAGACTTTGCCATTGGCAGACTGGGAGCCTCTGGTCAACTGGCGATATTCACCGCCACCAGTCATCAAATAGCCAAAAGCGTCACCAACGTGGGAATGTTCGTTCTTGTTTGGCGTATCTCGGAACCTTTCATGCCCAGCACCGACTGCAATTCGCTTGAAGTGGTAGCCACCAGACAAGGATTTACGCAATAACTTGCAAGATTTGTTGACCAACAAGCCTGGTTTGCCTGAAACCATACGATTCATGGGAGCGGCTGCGGCTTCCCTGCGAGCTTTGAAGTCATTGGTGGCAGTTGGTTCTGCTCTGAGTCCCAGTGAGCGCAAGTATTCAAAGGCAGTTGTCTCATAAATGGCATCTCGTTGCATACCAGCAGGGTCACCCCAGATCCGAATTTCGTATTTCGGGAATCTGGTCTGCAATTCAGCCATTAGGGTTTGCCCGAATCTCTCCAACCCCATGTCAAAAGTCACGATTTCATGCAAAACACGCCATTGTCCATTGGGCATACGCTGTCCAAACACGGCAGCAGGGGTCAAACCAAAGTCCAATCCGACCTGAATCGGGTGATTGGGGTCTGGTTCCAATTCGGTAGCCATGATGTTGTCGTCATACTCAGGCCAGACAGACTTACCGTCTTGCACAAAGGTGTACTTGCCCTCGGCATAACAGCGAATCCAGTCTAGGGTTTTCCCTGCCAACTGCTGGAGATAGTAGCCTGGCGGCAAATTCTTGATATTTTCAGCCATTGGATTGATCTTCCACCATTTGGCTGAGGCAAAGATATGGTCATTGGCTTCTGGGTTTTCGGGCAAGTTATCTGATGGGACTTCGATTACCCCGCCTGGTTGTTTGAAGAACTTCCATGCGTACTTTCCTGTGATGGGTTCTTTTTCGGCAAGTCTGTGCCACCAGTGGTCATCGTCCATCGGGTTTGTGTCCATCCAGATGCCGTGCCATGTAGCGCCACCATCTCGTTTGGTGGGATATCGTCCCACTCGGTGTGTGAGTCCATCGATGACAGCTTTTGGGAGTTCTTTGGCTTCGTTAACCCAAGCGCCTGTGAGTTCAAGCGAAAGCAATTTACGGACATCTTTAGGCTGGTCAAGAGCCAAAAAAATAACTTCACAGTCAATCCCTGCCGCATCACCTCTGGGTGGAAGCTTGATGTGGTGAGTGATAGGTGGGGTATGTAGGATCGGGCCATAGACGTTCTCAGGAAAAAGATCTGCCCAAGTCTTGAGCGTGGTGGTCTTGAGTTCAGGATAACTGTTACGCACAATGACAAAGCGTGTGTACCTGATGCCGTCCACAGGAGATGGCTTTTGTTGCACAGCACGGATCATTATCTTGGCAGCACAGACATAGGATTTGCCAGAACCTACTGGCCCCATAAGTCCAGTGACAAACGATTTGTCTTGCAGGAATTTAAATGCAGTTGGTGAAGACCGCAAGTCAATATTGATACCAGTGATTTGATCAGACATCTTGTACGTCAGGTGATTGGATGGTCACGCCAATGACGGAAGGCTTTTGTCCATCGTCAGGAGTGTCGAGTAGACCAGAAGCTTTTGCCAGTATCCGCAATACTTGAACCTTGTCAAACAGTTCAATCTCAATGGTGGCATTGCCTTCTTTGTCAACCTTCTGGCTGATCTTCTTGATGGATTGCAATGCGTGTTCAGGAATCTTGCTGCTGGCTTTGACCTGAATATTACCCTGATCATCCCATTCCATGATGTCAGTGATCTTGGTGTTTGCCATGGTGAGCAAGCTATAAGCCACAGCTTCACGGTTAGCAACAATGGTCTGAGATCGTTCAATGCGTTGGACAACATTACGCACACCTCCCCATCCACGGACGGAGGGGTAAGTGCCGTTTGATTTCTTCTCAACCTTTTCTGTTGACATATTTTTCAATTAGTTTTGACCAAATTAGACCACCACCAATTTTTGCAATAAATTGCAGTGCAACAATTTCAAGCATTAAACCACCAAATGCAATTGTTGGAAACACAATTGAGTCAACGGCAGATCCAGCAACATTTGAACCATTGGTGCGAATAAACCAATTTTTACCTTTTAAGTATTGATACGCCAATGAATCAGCAACCATGGATAAACTAAAAGCTGCCAATGATGCAAATGCAATCATTCCTGTAGCAGGATTAATGGCATAAGACACAACACTGGCAGTTGCAATAAGACCACCCATTTTGATTGGTAATTTTTCACCATCCCAAAGATCATGCAGTTTGTCTCGTAAAGATAAGTCAAGTCCAATCAATACAAATGCATTTATCAAACTAAACCATGGGCCAAGCCATGCAACCAATAAATTTGCCAACACAAGTGCGGCAATGTAAATTCCTGCGTAAATCAAATTAAATTCTCCTGAAGTGGCTTTTGTTCCCAGAACAATGGAGGATTGGTTGAATCAATTCGTTTTGCCATACATCCAGCACATTGCAAATTCCCAGAATGATTGACTGCTACATTGGTTGAGTCTGCACTTGCCAAAGGCCATGGCCCACTGGATTGCCCAAGCATTCGCATTCCATGAACCCAAGGTATTTGTCTGCCATAGGTTTTTACCAAGGCATTAAATGCTTCGTCCATACGTCCACACCATTTGGATGTGCCTATTTGCCAATACTCGCCAGCTGATCCAAAACAAACACGACCCCATTGATCGCAAAGTTCCAACAAATAATCTATTGACAATCCAAGATGCCAAACAGGAATACCGAGTTCTTTGCGAAAAGGCCATGTTTTGGTCATTTCACGTTGTTGTTCAATAGTTCCATCAATGACATCTGGCACAACAGCCCAATGAGGATTAACAAGTAATTGTTCAACCCATTCATAAAAGCCATTTAGATCAAATTCCAACCCCCTGGTCTTTGCGCTGAAAGCTCCGTTATCCAACATTAAAGATTGACCAAGTTGCAAGCATCTTTGTAAATCATCTGGTCTTGCATATGAAATACAAAAATGCTTACCACCCATTGTTTCAATAGCTTTTATTGGAGAAATAGGTGTGCCATGATAATGAATCATCAATAGCAGTTGGTGTTGCAGTTATTGCCATAACAACAAGTTGTGCAAGTGACATACCGACCATTTTGATAGTAGGTATGGGTCACGCAAGAAGCCCATGTCGTCAATGTAGTGGCGGCAATCCAGATGCCAATCAAAGCTTTTTTCATGTCAATCTCCTCAGATTAAAAGGGAATGTCGTCATCCAAGTCGTCAACAGGAGTGACAACCTTTTTCTGGACAGCAGGGACAGGAGCCGCATCAAGTGGATGTTCACCTTGTGGGCGAGAAACAATATCAAGATTGCCGATCTTGCCAGTCAGCTTAGTACCAGAAGTACCGTCTTTCTTGGCATATGTCTCTACATGAATGTCTTCCAAGACAGCAAATATGGAAGTTCCTTTAACCAGGTACTGGCTGAGAGCTTCAGCACGACTACCCCAGAGTGAGGCATCTACCCATTGTGATGGCTTCTTACCATCTTGTCCTTTTTTCCCATAGTTGTAGACCATGGAAACATTACAAACAACCTCTCCATTTGGCAAGAAGCGGTTTTCTGCATCTCTACCAATCTTAAAAACACCAGTCAAAATAGCCATTAGCGACTCCCAAAGATTTAGCTGAATAAACAATTTTATGCTATCACAATGTAAGCGTTGCACACAACAAATATTTGTGGCATAGTACAGTACATGGGGCCATCACTCAGCCCTCCAGAAGGTAGGCAGCTAACCAACTGGGATAAACGTACTGAATCCATCGGTACTTCTAGTAGAGAAATCGAACGGGGACACACAGGTGGAGCCAACATAAAAGTTGGTCAAGTTAGATAAACAAGGTGCTGCATCTCTAACGAGATCTAATCACTTTTTTTAGTGAGTGCCATAGTTCGAGTGTCAATAATCCCTAATACTCACCAGCATAAACAATACTCACTAGTGTGTATCTCAAATAGTCGCCAGCATGATTCCTGAAAAAAATTGAGTGATCCTGAATATGAGAAAAAAATTGAGTGAGGCTAAATATTGAAAAAAATTTGAGTGATGTACCCCTACGGTAAGGTGGGGGCGGGTGGGGGGCAAGGGTCGATCTTGAGCTAGAAGTATTACAGACACTTGTAAGCATACCTACCGCCAGCCAGCGCAAAACTGTAGTAGTACCCGCTTAACATAACGCTCGTTGTATAAAATCAGATCCTAGATGATGCTGATTAAGTTAACATTCTAGCTAGTACTGCTTCGATCTCAGCCACTGTCGCTGCTGGCCCTGCCTGCTGCTGCGCTGCTTCGAATATCTCAGCGCCTACTGCCTTTCTCATTCTCTCAATTGTCATTCTATCTATACTCTGTTGACAATCAGCCTGCATTAGGTCAGTAACTGCCTGATTGTTTACTTTCACTGCTTTGCGCTTTGCCATGGTTTGCCCTTTAACTGGTTGATTTAATTGGATTTTTTGCTGTTGTTCGATCATATATGGGGCTGCTTCGCCTGTTACTGAGACAATGTCAGCCAGGCTTAGATCTGCTTTGTATATAACCTGTCGGGTATCTGCCCGTTCATTCCTGAAACCCTGATAAACGACCTTTAAATATCCTTTATTGACCAGGGCAGTAGTTAGCACTGATACCCGCATTTTGCTGACACTCAGGTGTGTGGCTATTCTCTGCTGACCTACCCATGTCAGCCCTGATCGGTTCGTGTAGCAGCAGTAAAGCATTAAAACCCGCATTTCCATGCCTGTTAGCCTTCGATCAGTTATGGCCCTGATCGGCACAATGCTAAATTGTCGCTGGTCGGGCTGCTGCTCTTTTTTCCTGATCTTAGGCTTTTTGGGTAAGGTTATCGGTACTGGCTGCATGGCCCGCATTGTAAGCAGGCAATAAAAAAGCCCCAATTAAGGGGCTGTAAGGGTTTATCTGCTGTCAGTGCCTATCTGCGCCATGGTTAGCCAGTCGCTGCGCTGCCCTGATTTTCCTGACTGCTGCGCTGACTGTAGACTGCCTGCATCCTGCCTGCTCTGCTGCCTGCTGCTGGGTTTGCTTATGTACAAAAAACAGCCAAGCACTACGCCAAGCTTTGCCACCTTCTTTAAGTCTAGCCAGTGCTGCCAGTGCATGAAATTGATCGAATCTCATATTATCCCCTTAAATAGTGCAACAGCCGCAGCATGGCGCATCTATGCACCTGCCTGCTTTGTTCCGATAATATTCTCTGCCACCGATATTGAACACGTCCGAAATGTACCCGTGACGTGTACGTTCTCTGTACCCGTCCTCGTCCTCGTCTATCCATGCACTGCGGGTATCGGTATCGTAAACAATGTAGTCCCCTGCCCTGATCGGGTACCCCGTGCGTGAATCGATACCTGCGTATTTTGCGATCATACGTTTTTGCATATCAATACCCCATAGATATAAAAATGATTAAAAACACAGCAGCCACAATGCAGGCCACTAAAACGGGTTTGTCTGTTGAATCTATCATGCTACTAACCCCTTCAAAAAAGCCTGCGAGAATACAATTTCACCCCTAAACTCATCTAGCACTAAATAACTGTCATAGCCCTGTGTTTCCATAATTTCCTCTACGTCATTAGGATCCATAATTGCCTTTTCATCTATTGAATTAACGATAACCATGGGATTTTCATCATTACCGATAGTGAAAGATCCATGGGTCATATGACCAAACCAAACCATTGTGTGTTTCATGCTGCCACCTGCTTTAATTGAATTACTTTATGCATTTTCTTGCCATGGGCAGGATATGCAATAACCTTTACTTTTTTATCCCAGCAGGCACGGCAACCACTGCACTGCCCTGCGTTTTCGTATGCCCTGCACAATGTCGCACCTTTAGGCAGGCTGTCGCTGTCAGCCACAATGACCGATCCATGCAGGCCCTTTGTATATTGCCCGTCTATGCTGTCACTGCTGAAACGTACAGAAACATTCTTAAGCCCTGCCATGGCTGTTAAAACCTGCCTAAATTTCGGGAATTTATGCATACGAGTCGGCAGCCAGTGTTTTACCCATGGTGTACGCTGCATAACTTCTAAGATCTTTTCAGCCAGTGCTAGGTTATACATATCGCCACTGTCGAACCACCTGAAAAACGTATCTTTTGCCAGTGCCTGCACCATATCATCGGCCCAGTCTATGCGCTGCCAGTCGATCCGATTAAATTCTCTAGGGGCTTTGACATTGGGAAAACGATAATTGCCTGTAGTGGCATAGCAGCCCTTACAAGCATCTACTAAAACCCCAGGGCTTTCTATGCTGCCTGGGCAGGTATCTAATGCCTGTAATGACCAAGATCTAATACCGTCTAACTTAGACGTTATGCTGATTCTCACTGCTGCTGCTGTTTTAGTGTGTTTCATTTTGAAATTCCAATAATGTTAGGGCTGCTTTTTTGCATAATTCGACCTGCTGCTCTGTTAAGCCCTGCGTTAACTGCAGTGCTATCTGCGTGGCCTGCTGGGCTTTACTGTCGCTGGGCGCAGTAATGGCTAGGGCTAGGGCATTAACTAGCATGGCCTGCTGGGTTTCAAGATAATTCATGCTGCACCCCCATAATCAATTTTTTAAGATCTTTCACTGATCGACCTGTCATATCTGACAATTCACGCAGAGTAAGGTTTAGGTGACTGTCGTAATAATCGACAATTTCGGCATCAGTGCTGCTGTAATTTGGCTGTTTATCGTCATTCATGCTGCCACCTGCCATTTAATTTGATCGGGTGATACCTGAATTTCATAACCCAGCTGCATTATTTGATCTAGGGTTTTCTCTTTCAGGGTCTTAGTGCCTGCTATTGCAGCGAATAGCTGCGCCTGCTGGCATACAGGGTAAACCACCCAGCTGCCATAATTTTTATCTAAACGTACTGTGATTTTCATTTGTCAATTCCCCTTAGTAGGTGGTTTGTTGATCATCAGGGGCTGATCTGCTGGCCTGATGCACATAATTTAACGCAGCTGCCTACTGTATGTAATAGGTGTTTACCCTAATATTTGAATTTATTTATTGACAGTGTACGAAAATGCAACAGCCAGTATCTGCCTGCCTGCTGATCTGATCTGATCTGCTGCCACTACTGGCAGGTTTTCCCATGGCATACCTGCTGATTAATACTTTTATTTTCAACAGGTAAAAAACAGGTACTACAGGCTGATTTTCTGGGTATGCATACAGTAACCCATGCCACCTACAGCCAGCGAAAAATTGAAATCGGGGGAAAACCAAACACCACTGGTGTGGGGCGCATGGAAAATTTTTATCCAGAATCGCTGGAATTTTTCCCTGCATTTGCCTTCTGCGCCAGCATGATTTTCACCAAGTCTTGCTTGATTCCCTTGAAAATATCATATGGATCAGCATCTAGCTCCTTTGCCAAACCCCATGCGTAATCTTTCCAACCAGGTGTATTGGCTAACCTGACCAACCGAGCCAGCGTTTCATCGTGGAGTTGTTTTTTCATTCTCTTGGAACCACGCCAGCCAATAAGCAATTGAGATCAATCCACCAATGGTGATGGCAGCGCCAATAAATAAACACAGGATGGTTGCAATCATTGTTCCCTCGCTTTCAACATTGCGTCTGCCATGATGTATGCACTTCTTGCACACACTTGCTCTGAGTCATTGTCTGAGTCACCAACATAAATTCCATCTTCATATTGGCTTTGCAAAATTACTTGCATAGCCCTTGCTGCCATGTAATCCCGCAATGTCATGCCTCTTGAATTTGTTTCTTGGTCTTCTATGTACACGCTTTGTACTGGAAATGCTTGTGGGTTGTTCATTTCTTTGCTCCTGATAAAGCTTTGGAATAGATAAAGACCTGGTTCTTATCGTTGATGTCACCCTTGTCCTGACGCTTCTTGGCAAACTCTTCGCCTTGCTTGAAGCGTTTCATCTTGGTGTCTGTCAACCAGACTGATGGCTTTCCTTTGTAGTCAAATGCGTTTGTCATGTGTTCTGCTTCTTGTGTCATTTCTTCATTCCACGAATATAAATTGCAATGCTGGAAAGCGTATCTTTGCCGAATGCCTTAACAAAATCATGTTCAATTCTGTATGCCGCCATTTCAAGTGCTGCGTTCCAACCCGCTTTGTAATGTTCATCCATCATTTGCTGATTTGTTTTTGGCAAAGTTTTAGGTTTATTGAAAGTGCTCATCGTATGTCTCCATCTGGCTTCCTTTTGCTTGATGGCTTGAACTTGCCAGCCTTACGAAAAATTGTTCTCAAGCTGTTGTAGTTGACACCAAATCTGTTGGCAATATCCAGCTTGCTGAACCCTTGATCAAACAGACTGAAAGCTCTGCGCTCGTCAATCTGAATTGGCTTGCGTCCTGATCCTGGTCTAGATCCACCCTTCATTGCATCCCCATGGGATCTTCATCACCCATTGCATCTTTGATTCGTTTAAGTTCCCTAGCCATCATTACCATCAACTGGCTGTTCGCATGAAAAGCTTCTGCCATTTGCTCAAACTGGTGTTCAAGGTGGCTGATCCGCTGCTCCAAAGTATCTTCATTCATGGCAAAAGCTCCATCACTGTGACCTCAATCCGAGGTGATCCAAACGCCTTGATGCTGTGCAATTCGCATACCTGACTGTCATCGACCCATAAGATTCCATTGCCAGCATCCATCAAGCCCTTGATGTAGTTGTCCAGATCGGGTTTGCCAACTGGTCTAAGCACACCTGTCTCTGCTTGCTGGCGCTTGGCCTTTGACCAACTGACAGGAATAGCTTTATAGACTCGCACAGACAGGGCTATAGGCGTGTCCAAAGGATCTTGGCTACCCATGGCTTGTCTCGCTGCTTTGGCTATCTCCTGCTCCCAATTTGCCGTCTTCTTGGGTGTATAGGTCTTTACGAATCCCCCTTGTCTGGCGAATCTCGGCCTGCCTTTCCCCACAGGCTCTCCACATACGACAAAATTCACCATGAAAGTCATTGAGATCCCCTGTAATTTGTAAAGCTCGGTCAACCAAACTGGTAGGCATCGCCTCGCCTTCACGCACAGCATCCAGTACCTTGACTGCGTCTTGCTTGGTCATTTGATAGCCCTCAATGGCTTGATAAAAGGCAGATCTGAAGGCTTTTCAGGCGGAGGTGGGGGCAAATGCAAGCTTGGCGGCATCCAACCATACTTGCGCCATGTTGCTTGGACATCAGCACCACGCTGATACTTGAAGTTTTCAGCGGTCACACGGATGCTGGGCATGGTGATCTTTGTGCCTTCAGGTGGATGCCATTTGTTACTCATTGCCAGTCCTTAAAAATGATTGAAGCCTGGTATTGGCGCTGGAATACTGCCGACCAAGGTGATCAATTATCAAGTCGTCAACGATTGCCGCCATCGATCTGCGTTGCGCCAATGCCGCATTACGCAAAATCTCTTTGCTACTAGGACGCACTCTCACCATCAGCGGAGTGACCTCGATCTTGGGATTGATTGTGTGTTTCATGCTTGCAAGTATATTGCAAAATGCAATCATTGAATTAGGGAAAGCACCTAGAAGCCTAGCGTTTATTGGTGTTGTATGATGCTATCACTTTGCAATCATGCAGAGCAACAACCTACCTACTAAGGAGAGTTCAATGGAGTTCGGCACAATCTGGAAGAAGCTTGTCCGTAGAAAAGACCCCCAAACCAGCCAAGACGCAGCCAAACTGGTCAACACCACCAAAATGGAACAAGTCGTCTATGAGGTGATTGCCAGTTATCCACAGGGTTGCATTCAAGATGAGGTACTGGCTCAGTTAATGAGCTACCCCTACAGTACAGTGACCGCTCGGTTCAAAGCCTTGCTTGACAAGGGATACATCGTTGACACTGGGCTGACCCGCCCTGGTAAGTCAGGTCGAAACCAGCGGGTTCTTATGATCAAGGAGTTTGACAATGCCTAAATTAACCTCGGACAAAATGCTGTCCTGCTCACAACTGCCCAGCCTGTTTGGTGTCAGTCCCTATTCCAGCCCCAATGATGTGCTGATGTTCTGCCTTAAGTCCATACTGGGCGAAGATGCCAGAACCCAAGCTGGTGAAGCGGCAGACTGGGGCAATGCATTGGAGCCAGCCATCATTGCTGAGATGGCAAAGCGCCTTGGCATCGACCGCTATGAGATGCCAGACAAGGCATTCCAGCATTCTGACCTTGCGCTTGCCGCCAGTGCTGATGCTATTGCCTACATTGACAAGCCCATGGTCATCAACCATGACCCCAGCAAAGGCATCTATGTGGTGGATGGAGACAGCATTGAGTTGACTGGCAATGGAGTGCTGGAATCCAAGCTTACCCGTGGACACCCAGAGGATGTACTGCCTTTGTACCGTGGGCCAATCCAAGTCCAAGGCGTGATGATGTGTACTGGCTTGGACTGGGCGGCCATTGGCTGTCTGTATTCAGGTGTCGAACTGCGGATCTTTTTGTTCAAACCCCATGCTGAAACCATGGCACAGATTGAGAACTACGCCATCGACTTCCAAGGCAGGCTGACAACCTTTGAAGAAACTGGTGAAGCCCAGTACTACCCAGCAGTTGACAGCAAAGATGCCAACCGCATCTGGCCTACAGCAAGGGAAGAAGAGGTCGAGCTTGACATTGATGCCGAAGACTTGGTTGCCAACATTGTGCTTGCCAAGAACAAGATTGCCAGTATTCAAGAAGACATTGATCTCTGGGAGAAGGATCTAAAAGTAATTATGAAGGATTATTCCAGCGCCAAGGTTGGTCACTGGACACTCAAATGGCCTATGCGTCACTACAAAGCCACGCCTGAGAAGATCACGCCAGCGAAAGAAGCCTACTCAGTCCGTCAATCAACGATCACTATTAAGGAATCCAAATGAAACAGATTGCATCAGCCCTTGTCAAAGCCCAAAGAGCCTTTGGCCCAGCATTGAAGACTAGTACAAACCCTCACTTCCGCAGTAGGTATGCAGATCTGTCTGCTTGTGTTGAAGCGGTGATCGATGCCCTAAATGAGAACGGCATCTTTTTACTGCAAAAAAATTACGACTGTAGCGATGGCATCATGTGCGAGACAGTGTTTGTGCATGAGTCTGGTGAAATGCTGGAGTGCGGTATCGTCCACTTTCCTGCTGTCAAACAGGATCCGCAAGGGTATGCCAGTGCCTTGACCTATGCCCGTAGGTACAGCCTGATGTCTGCCTGTGGCATAGCACCAGAAGACGATGATGGCAACGCTGGCAGTCGCAAACTAGCGCCAGCAACCAACCCGCTGGATGCTATCAAGCCACCAGCGCCAGCAGCTACTTTGCCATACACGCTAACCATACCAGGCAAAGAACCACGCCATTATGCTGACTCAGATGCATACACCAATGGAACCATTGAACTGCGTGAAAAGGTAGAGAAATCCACACTTGCCAACCGCACAAAAATGACTAAGCTTCGGGAATTGCGTGAAGCAAACGAGGATCAGGTCAACAAGATCAACCCTGAGCATAAGGCAAAGTTGCTTGGGGATTACCAACTGCGCCTAAAGAGACTGGGCGCACAGCTTGAGGAGAAGGACGATGAATCCATCGGATTGGGAGAAGCTTGACAAAGAATACAGAGAGTACTGCCGCAGATGTCAGTCTGTCGGCATACCCCCTGTTGATTTCCACACTTGGCTTTTAGGCCAAGATTAAGCCATCAAGGAATCCAAGGCGTGTTGAGTACGAGCAATCCGATCATCAATGCCATGGGTTCCACCATTGATCCGCTTGGTCAATGTCGTCATATCGTTGGCATCAGCAAACTGATTCAACTTATTCTTATCCCAGAACCAGCCTGCTGACAAGGCAGCATACTGAGGACTGGATACCTGATCTGGATCTTCAACCAGGTCAACACCTAAAGCTTCACCACACGCACGGTAGTTATCTTTGCCAGTCAACTGGATCAGACCACGACCACGGTACTTGAACCCTTCACCAGAATCCTCATCACCATTGCCCATGCGGTCAGCGTAGACCTTGTTGGCAATCTTCTCTGGATTGCGATGGTATGGCTGGGCAGCGTCCAAACTAGGGAACCGCTTAGGCCAGACCTTGGTCAATCCTTCTGCTGAGTAGTTGAGGTTTTCTTTGAGCGCAGTGAACCCAGCAGATTCGTGAGCGCATTGCCCCAAGAAACAAGCCTGTCTTTCAGGCGTTGATATGTCGAAACGATCAAAAGTTTCATTGATTGCATCTATCCACTCCTCTGCCTTCGCAGGCGTTAATTTCAAAGCATGGGCAAGTTGTTCAGCGTTCATCAGTTTCCTTTCATGGTTTGGTAGATGGAGTTGTAGGCATCGATGCAGGCGTTGAGTTGTCTGATTGCTTTGTCTCCATCGTCTGTGATGGTGATAAGAGCTTTAGCAGTCTCTCGCTCAAGTTCGGCTCCTGTTTGAATGCTATCTCCGCTGGCAATGGGGGGATCTGCGGGGGCTTGTACGGGGCAGGCGGTGGCTTTAACAGGGAGCCGCAGCCGCAAAGTGCCAGAGTCAATGTCAGCATTGCGCTTTTGAATAACAGTTTTTGCATTGTTGTTTGCCTTCACCAATTGAGTTGCTTGCGTTTGAACAGCAGAAACCAGAGCTTGTTCCTTCGCCCTTGCCTGCTCGTTTAACCTGGCTATCTCTAGTTGCTGGCGCTTGCTCTCATCAGATCCACCTTTGATGTATCCAGTTGTGCCAGCGCCAATCACAGCCATCAAGATGCCAAGTAGCACCCATGGATTGAATAGACTCATTCCTTGGCTTCCATCTTTGGTTCGCTGTCAGCTTCAGCATCTGCCTTGGCAACAGCTTTTGCAACAGCTTTGACACCAGATCTGCCAGCCACACCACCTAGCACACCCGTAATAAATACCATGATCGTAGAGATCTGGCTGGTATACACCTTGTCAATGGGAGCCATGCCAGCCATTGGCTGAGTGACATAAGTCACAGAATAGAGAAACGCAAACATTGCACCGAAAAGAATTGCCACCAATATGACAATCACAAAAGCCCACACACGGATCTCTATCTCTTCAGCGGTCATTCGATTTGGTTTGTTCATTACAACGGTCGGCATTATTTTTTCTCCTTTTCAGATGTGGTGATCAACATTTCAGGACAAGTGCCAGTGGCACTACAGATTGGAGGTTTGCATTGATCAATTTCCCAGTTCTTTGGGTCTTGGCATGGAGACCTGAATCTATCTTCGCAGCCAGTCAACAAGACCAGCAGAATAGACAGACCCCAAATGCAATAGATATTCATTTTTCTTTCTCCCTTTCCTTTTGCTCCACTTGCCGTCTAAGCTTTTCGATCTT